GACAAAAGGATTGGCAGTCTCAATTTTGTCAATTCACGAAATAATATTATCTTTGCATTGAGCTATTTGAAATGATTGAGAATCATGCAAAATGATGAAGACAGGTGGTTTCTAACCCATTACCTATACCTCTATTGTTAGTTTGCAATTTATTGATAATCAGGTACGCATTAGTTAGTGCAACAAATGTAAAGCAAGCAAGTAAATACTTTCAAAAGGGACGGTGCATTCATGCTTATAGTATGATGCATCCCCGTTATCCACCAAATTGGCTAACGGAAAATAATAGATACAATCATCAGTTGCACTCCATTCTTTGAAGTGGATGTCGTGTCCATCGATATTTACGGAAAACACCAAACCTTTGTTATTCAAATATTGAGTCAGCATATTAGCGTAATTTTATATTCATGAAGTCAGGTTGGTTTAGCTCTCGTTTGTACAAGATTCCACCTCCTGCTTCTTTAATGAAACCGATCGTATTCTCACTGCCGCAAAAGGTATGTACTATTTCTTGCCAACCTTTAAAGTTAGGTTGTTTTACCCATATATTACCCGAAATAGAAACGCTGGTAGGATCACAAATTTGCACGAACTGTCGTCCGTAGTCAATATTCAGATAGAATCCTTTCTGACCTGAAACCACCCTGCACTTGTCATTGAATATCCATTTGCTCGCTATGGAGTATCTGACATTTTCTTCGTATACTACAGTCTTTAATTTATTAAAAACCAAAGACTTAGGATGTATTTCAACTTTTGTTTTTGAAAGCATAGGCTGTTCTTTTATCTGCTGTCCGCTATCCGGATAATCACTGAATAAGTCTCTCATTTCAGGCTCGCAATGTTTACTACTCGGTTTAAATTCTTCTTTGGGAACCGATTTTGCCTTGAACAATTCATCGTCTTCAGAATCAAAAGTTGATATATCAGGGGCATCAGAAGATAACACCATTTGCTGTATCCATCCTTTCAGACGGCTTTGCCAGTCACCTTGATGTGTCATACGGCCTTCTTCATAATAGTAACATGATCCCCAATCACTAATAGAAATCAGGCTACTCATAGATGGAATTTTCAAATCATTGGTGTTTGATATGCTTTGTTTTCTATCTAAAACGGTTTGCACCATTCGATGTCTTTTGTTATAGACATACAAAGCACCTGTGTCGGAGAATTCCACTAACATCTTGTTTTTGATGAACAATACAAGAGCAGATGTTTGAGAGGTTGAGGAATCTGTTTCAATGAAGTATTTAAGGAACATACTCCCAATTCTTGAGTCAGATTGCAGTAGGCGTTTAATAGCAGTAGAGCCTACAATTCTAAAAAAACTCAATTTGTCAACATATCTAAGCCAAAAGTCTTTTCTGAAACGGTCTTGTACGCACACTTCAAAAAAGGTTTCAATGATTCTTTGGTTAAACCATAAGTTGACCATGTCTTTAGCATGGCGTAGCTTCTGCGCATCCTTATCTGTAGCTCCAAAGAAGGGAGCCCATGTCGTCCCGAGAGTGACATCTCCAAGCATACGGTTGGCAAATTTGCACAACTGGGTACGTTTTAACTCATCTCCATTTTTGTTTAATCTGTCAACAAGGTCTGCTAATACCAACTTTTTTGTCCTTTCGTGATTGTGTACCTCAAAGACCGATTCTATCACATCGAGATCCATGATATAATTAGTATTGCAGTAGTTGACTATTACATCAGAATAATATGATTGGTGGATGGTTGATGGGTTGTTGCTAAACAAAGACGGAGCATCCATTAAATTTAGTTTCTTCTGTGAAATCATAGCTGACATTCTAAGAGGACCGGCATCATCAAAGAGGTTAGTATGGTTTTTCATCACCAAGTATTTCTTGTTACCATCTTGATAAGTACTCAACTTGTTCCTCAACAACTCACAAGTGTATGTCCTCAGTTGCGGATCTATCATATTCCAACTATCTAAACAATAGAATGACAAACCATTGAAGAATATGTCCCTCCAGTTCTTTTCAAGCAACATCAATGCATATACATAAGCATCTTCATTGCCCTGCAATTTCATCAGATAATAAGAAACAATGCGCAACTCACGTATACTCCAGATAGACATATCCTTATTGTCTTCTTTGGCATTGTCAATCACCTTTTGTATTACCTCATCGATAGATTGCAAAGAGACACTTACAGATTTATCCGACATCATACGCACCTCAATCTCTTTCAAAGAACGCACATCCCGACTAATGGCCAACTCTGTCTGATGGTCAACAAGATTATTTGCCTTCAAAGGAAAGTTTTGAATCAAACTTGTATTGATATTTAAAAGAGCGTATATATCTTCCATTATTCCTTTTCGTTAAATCGTTTTGCTGCAATTTCTTCCAACTGTTTTTCCGCATTGGTTCTGATGCGAAATTCAACCCGACGAGACAGTTCTCGGTTTTCTGTTCCGTCAAGATTATATATTAGATGGCTTGACGACAAGCCATTGGCTGTAATTCTTGCGATTGTCCACTCCTTATCTGTAGGTGAAACCATTTGTAAGCAGAAACTTAGAACAGAGCGAGTCCTATCTTGTGACAGCTTCATATTATACTCATACGAACCTTGGCTGTCAGTATGTCCTTCTATTCGGATTTCCTCTATGTTATCCTTGTATTGATTGGAACTAATCAACTTCAAGTAACGAGGAAAAAAGTCTTTTAGAATATCTTGGAACTTCGTTTGCAACACCGCCTGGTCGTAAGCGAACAGTGTCGATGGTTCTTGAAAGCGAATACTCAAATTGGTAGAGTCTATAACAGCATTCCACACCTTCAAATCATCTTTGAATTCTTTTTCAAGGTCAATATAGAGTTGCGTTTTAATCTTGTCATAACGCTTCACAATCTCCTCATCCCTTTCTGCTTTTTCCTGCACCTGTAATAAGGCACCCATCAGCAAAAGGATAAAAATGAAGAGAAGTCCGGCCATTAAATCACCGGTAGATAGTGAAAATGCATTCTCTTCCTTGCTTTCGTATTCGATTTGTTTCTTTTTCATTATCGCTTCATACGGTTGATTGTGTCACTTAACATTTCCGTTATCTCATTCTGGCGTTCAATCGCACTGGCCAAAGCTCCCGTTGTCTGTGTCAGGTTGGACGTGTAATTAGCTAAGTACTTATCAGTTGAATCCTTAACTGTACGGCTGTATTCATTTAATCCGGCTTGCAGCTGTGCAAAAATAGAACCAAGTCCTTGTTTGATGACTTCAAACTTCTGTGCATATTCCTCCGAGAGTTGTCCAGAGTCTTTAAGCATTTCCGTAACTTGATCAATGCCATGCTGACTGCTTGTCTGAAGTTGTGCAAGCTTAGCAGCATAATCATTTTGCCCTTTGTTGAACAATTCAGTAGCCAACTTCATGTCGCTACTGATGGTTCGTAGGTTACTTGTGCTGAGTGTAATTTCACCCTGAGCTTGTTTAAAGCCATTCATTGTACCCACTACATATTCGTTCATTCTTTCCAAACGGTCGAGCCCGGCATTAAATGTTTCAAGTAGCTTTTTAGTTTGTGAAGTCATATCCTCTTGCAGTGCTATGAGGTCGGCTTGCTTGCTATTAACGTCATCGGTAATATTCTGAACAGATTGCTGAACAGAAGTAGATAGCGTAGAAATAGTTCCAGTAAGGAAAGCACCCATTTTTTCTACTGCATCTGCCAACTTGCTAACCATTTGGCTGCTTTGCTCCTGAGAAGATTGTGAGATTCCACTCATCACTTCTTTCACTTGTTCAATGGCGTTGCTAATGCTGCCGGTTGCAAATGTAATTTGTTCCTGCATCTGTTGCATGGCTGTTGAGTTTGCCGTAGCCGAAGTGTTGGAAATTTCAGAGATAGCATGTTTCACTTCTTCTATAGTTACTTGTAGCGTTGATGAGATATTCTCCATATTTTTGGGAAAGTCGGCCATCGCTTGTGTAGCGGTTCCAAGTTGTTGAGCAAGATTTTCCAACTCTGATGTTGCGGAACCGGATAAACCATTGCTAAATTCGCTCATTACGGCTTGCATACTGTTTTTCAAGTCATTCACTACACTTTGCATCATATCTGTAGCAGGAGATGCTATGGTTTCCGTCATTTGGTCAATATGTGCAACTACTGATTTGGTAGTTGCGTCCACACTTTCCATCAGCGGAATAAGTTTTTGTTGCATTTGGCGGGAAAGTACTTCATCAAACCCGTTATTGAGTTCCAATGCGAGGTCGGTGGAGAATGATTTCAAAGCCACGGTTTGCTGTTCATTTTCTTTTAGAATTTCACGAATTGCATTGGCTATCACCACTTGATTACCCTCCGCATTGCTATAAGTTAAATGTGATGCCAAAGCGGAAGTAATGGTGGTGGTTTGGTGTTCCAAAAACTTCGCCATCTTCACTTGAAACTCTTCAAATAGCTTCTGTTGGCAGTCTTGCATTAAGGCACTGTCATCTATATAATATGCCTCATCAAGTTTTTCGGTAAGGTCAAATATGGTCTTTCCTAATTGATTTTTCCATGCTTTCTCACATATTGTATATATTAAGGAACAAGTCATTCCTAATAAAGATGTGCTGAAAGCTGTACCCATACCGGATAGGAGAGAATCTATGCCTTTTAGAATGTTATCCGTATTACTGGTATCGAACCCCATCACACCTAATGTCAATCCCAAGAATGTGCCGAGCAATCCTAAACCTACTAGTGTGCCAGATGCCGCATCTGTCATGCGGTGGTTCAGACTCAATGCCTTGCCAACAGAGATTTCAGAGAAAAATTCCGATGCCGGTATATTAGTTTTCTTTTGTCCGGAAACATCAAATGTAATACACTTCTGATAAGCCTTAGCTATAATTGAAAGTTTGGAGTCTTCAAGAGAAGCCATCAAGTCTGTACCTTCCAGCACCTTAGCAACAATTCTACGGCAATTTGCTATCTTGCTTGTTTGAAACAAGAAATAGAAAAATACGATTGCAATAATTGCAAGTGATATGTATGTAATGTAATCTGTCATTCCTTATTCTATTTTATATTGAGTCATTACTCTTTCGTTGTTCGTTTTTCTATAATCCGCAAAACGAAATGTTCGCGCATTTTTGAACGAAGCGTTCGCCAGCGTAAAACGAAACGTTACGGAAAAACTTATTTTCAAAAATATTTTCGACCGGCTTCGCCGGTATCTGAACTACGCTAAAACGGGATTCGGACACCATCCGAATCCCGTTCGTTTTGTCGCTTCGCTCCCGCTTTGGCGCGTTACGCTTACGCAGCCTCGGCTATCGCCTTATACGCTGCCACGCTCTTCGCCTTGACGAGTTTGCCGCGGAAGGCCAGACGCGAGCCGACATACGCATACGTGCTCGAAGCATCGTTACCCGCATACGCATACGACACACCGCCATACGCATGCGCATCGCTGTACCCGCGATAGACCACACGGCCTGCGGCGGTGCTTATCCAGTATTTATCGCCGAAACGGGTCGATGAGGAGCCGTTTACGGAGCCTACGGGGACCATGTCCATATAAAGGCCGTGGGACACGGCGGTTATCCACCAGTCGCTGTTTTTCATGCCCTGTACCCAGCGGATGCTGCCGTCGGGCATCCAGATACGCCACTTGCCCTGGTTGCCACTCGTGTTCGGAAGATCCACGCCGTCCATCATGTCATATTTGTTGCCGTAGATGTCCTCATAGCCTAAGCAGCACGTGTTGTTGACCTGCGTCACTGTCTCCGTGCCGTACTGGTCGCGCCCGCGGTACCACGCGTACTGGTGGACGAGGTTGTCGATAAGGCTGTTCGTCACGCTGGCATTCACGCTTCTGGCTTCCTCATAGCCGATGGTGTCCTGCATGCCGCGACCGGCCGTGCCGCCCGTCTTGCGGTTGTTGGTATGCTGGCCCGCGCCGCACTGTTCCTGGACGTCCTGACGGCCGTACCTGGCATACACCAGGTTAGCGATGCGCGAGTGCATCAGGGCGTCTATCTGCTGCATGCCGCGCTGAACGCTGTAATAGTGGAAGTCGCTCCAGCTCATGCTCGCGGTGGTGGAGCCGCCACTGATGACGCTGCGCAGCTTGTCGCCCACGACGGTGCTGCCCACGACGGCACACAGGTGTTCCTCGTCATGGTACCATTCGGGTTCCATGTCCTCTATCTTGTCACTGTCGCTCAGGACGACCTTGTCGAACTCGGCGGTGTTCAGGATGGAGAAGTTCAGGGTGACGGCTTTCTCGGGGACTTCCTTTATCAGGTACATGCCGGCCTCGAAACGGTTGCTCAGCGTGGGGACTACAACGGATTCGATGACTTCCCCGGCCGCGTCGCAGAACACCGCGCCAACGAGGTTCGTGCCGGGCACACTCGGAAAGCGGATGCGCTTGTGGCCTGACACGTTTACCTGGCAGACCGAGTAGTTCGTGTCCGCCGAGTAGGAATTGGAGAGGGTGCCCTTGCCGCTCATGATCTTCGTGCCGGGACGGTAGCCGCCGGACTGTCTTATGTCGTCGAGGGTCAGCACGTCAGCGTCAGGGACGGAGGGCATCCGATCGTTGCTGCTGTAGCAGCTGTAGCGTTTCTTGTTGAGATAGTCGTTGACGCCCTTTTTCCACATTCCGGGCTCGTACATCATCCAGTCGCCCTCGCTCCCGTCCAGCTTCGCTTCGCTCCCGTCGAAGTACTTGTTGCTGTCCGTGTCGTCGAGCTCGCAGTACGTCATCTCGCCGTCGAGGTTGTTCACGACGGTATCCACGTTGGCGATGTTGACGTTCCTGGTCGTGGGCTTCCGCGTCACTTTGGCGAGCACGCGGTGGCGCTTGGAGAGGATGGCTGAGATGTGGCCGCTCGGCACGTATTTGTTGCCGTACTTATATCCGGTCTTGTTGTCGAGGTTGCTCACGTTCTCGTCGTCCTCGATGGAATCGTCATGCTCAATCATCGTGTACTCGGGCTGCACGATGTTCAGTTCCGGGAAGTGGGCGATCATGGAGGCGTATCTCTCATCATCGAGGTAGCGTGTCAGGCGGACCGTACCCACCAGGGCGCAGGTATCGGTGGCGTTGCCGTCGGCGTCCACACCGCCCATGCTTATAAACTTATTCAGCCATGTGCCGTCGTCCTCCCTGTCAATACCGGTTACCCGGATGCGATCAACGTTGGCGCAACGGGACAGCAGGGTCTCCCAGTTCAGGCCGGGGCAGCCGTCCACGATCAGCGTCTTGACATTGCCGTAGCTTTCCAGTGTCAGGCCGCTTGTGGCCAGCTTGCCCAGGTATTCCAGCTTAAGCACGGTCAGCGTGCCGGGAAGCAAGGCTCTCGTCAGCGGCGCGCCCTTGGCGAAGGTCACGCTCTGCACCCGCGTGCCTCTCGCGTCAAGTTCCTCCAGCTTGGTCTGGTTCGTGAAGTCAAGCTCGGTGCTGGTGTTGCTCCCGGTCTTCGCCTGTGCCTGGTTGCGCAGGTTCACCTTACGCAGCTGGCGGCAGCTGCCGAGGTTCAGCCACCAGCCCGTGCTGCCTGCCCCGGAAGATTGGAGGTTGAGCTCGCGCAACACGGCACACTTTCCCAAATCAAGCCCGTTCTTCAGGTGGTCGGCGGCTCCGGTCATGTCGAGCACACGCATACGGCTCGCGCCGTAGATACGCAGGGGATCGTTCACCGTATAAGCGCCCGTGATTTGGAGAAGGGCGGCCTTGCCTCCTTCCACGATGCCCGTGTTCGCGATGTTGGGGCTGTTGTTCGTGCCGTAGCCGAAGGCGTACACCTCGCTCGCCGTGATTCTTACCGTGTCGGCGGCATCGGAGGAGGTACGGGCCATATACAGGTCGATGTTGTCACTCGTGAAATTGCTCGTGCCGTATTTGGCGTCCAGAAGCGCGAAACGGTTTTTCACGAAGTAGCTGCGGTGTGCCGCGTTGCTTCCCTGGAGGGCGTAGATGAACGGCCATTTCTTGCCGTAAACCTCTTCCATGTTCGGGCGGATATACTTCAGGTAACCGCTCTTGTTGTACGCCCGGTCGCTCCAGTTGCCCGCCTGTTCCACGTCAAGCATCGACAGCACGCGCTCGACCGTCATTTTCGCGCGGTAAGCGGCGGCGCAGGCTTTCAGCTCGTCCTGCAGGTTGGCCAGGACAAGGTTCCAAAGCCAGCTCTCGCGGCCCTCGAAGGCGTATTTCCCCGCCTCCGCGTCCCACGTGTCGCGGTCGAGCGTGTAGTCGTAGGCGAGGAAGCAGTCGTTCCTCTTGCCCAGCTGCGTGTCGCCGTCGTAGTAGGTGGTGTACCAGACAAGCCCGTCCCAGGTACGAAGGAGGATGTTCTTCGCCCGCTGGTCAACGCTCGCGAAGTAGTCAGTGTGGATATAGTAGGTCAGCAGGTGCTCCACGTTGAAATACCGGCTGACCTCGCTCTTGAACTTCGCGCTCACGAAGGTGGAGAGGTCACCGGACGCGGAGCCTGCCGGGACGCACGCCCTTATCCAGCCGTACAGCCGTTTCAGGGCGGCCTGCTGTGCCGCGTTCAACCCCGCCCATTTCACGTCGTCCGGCCAGTTGGTCTCCAGCCCGGCGTCGAAGCTGGAGGCGAGGTCGGCATCGCTCGAGCTTTGGAAAAGGCACACTTTCTCGCCGTTGTTCAGCGTCTCGAGCGTCATCGGGCAGGAAGGGGCAAAACCGGCAAGCCCCTCCATGCCGAACAGCCTGCCGCTCTTGCTCTTCTCGTTGTTGAAGTTGTACTGCCCGTAATAGGTGCTCTCCCCGTCGGCGGTCTCCGCGCTGAACACGTCGATGGGGAAGCCGTCGATGCTCTGGCGGATTCTGACGGCGTTCAGGTCGCCGCCAGCCTGCTCGTACTGGTAGCGTTGCGGCGGGGTCAGGAGGTCCAGCTCCAGCATGACGTCGTTGTACAGTTTGGCCACGCCAGTGTTCAGGGACATGGACGAGTCGGAATAGTCGGACTTCATGCAGAAAAGGTTCATGGGGATGCTCCCGGGACGCATCGCGTAGCCGCCGCCCGCCTGCGCCACGCCGTTTATCTCGAAGCTGAGGTCCGCCCCGCCCTTGCTGAAGTAGATGCGGATGTTCTTGCTCGGGTATTTAGTTGATGATGTGCCCTGGATGCGGATGTAGCAGTCACGGAGGACGAAGTCATGCTCCTTGCCGAAAGGGCTGTAAAAGTACACGTCGGCAAGGAAGTCGGTCTTCTTGTTGTTCGTCTCGTTCACCTCGTCAAGGCCGCCCCGGCGCACGATGCGCATCACGCCCTTCCCCTTGGCGCGCAGCTTGTCGATGTCCACGTCGCCCGTTTCGCCCAGGATGTCGTTTTCCTCGTACAGGTGCATCATGTCATCCGTGCTGCCGGCGTCCACCATGCGGTTCTCCAGTATCTCGTCATCCGTCAGGGCGCGGTCGTAGATACGGATGTTCTTCAGCTCCACGTCGGCCATGCCGCTGTCGATGGTGATGTCCGCCGGATGTTCCTGCCGGAAATAATAGCTGTTGTCATAAATGTCCGCGCCGGCGCGGTTGCCGTTCACGTACAGCTCCATCAGGCGGCCTTCCGTGCGCCGGCCTATCACGAAGGCGACCTTCAGCCACTTCTCGGGGGCGAACTTCGTGCCGATCTTGATCTCGCGGCTCGCGTCCTCGCCGTCCTCGTTCGTGTAGTGCAGGATGGTGCCCGTCTTGATGCTCGCCTCCTCGGTGGTCACGCTCAACCCCTTGCCGCCGTCCATGCAGCTGATGACCTCGGCCCCGCGGTCGGTCACGTTGCTCACCCGGAACTCCATCTCGATGGTCGCGCCGGAGGCTCCGGCATCGTCCTTGAACAGCCGGTAGCCGATGACGGCTTTCGCGCCGTTCGTCAGTTTCAGGCTGTCGCCAGTCCAGCCGTTGCTGCTCCAGTCAAAGCCCTCGAACACGGTCTCCACCCCGTTATGTTCCCACCGCGCGGGGTCGCTCTCGCCGTTGCTGCGCCCGGACGGGCTCAGCTTCACCTGCAGCCCGTAAGTGGTCTCGCTGATGTCGATGCCGCTCTCGGACACGTCGATGTAGAAGCTGTAGGTGGCGGGGCCGACTTTCAGCTGCATGCGCTGCCGCCCCTGTTCCGTAAAGCGGTTCCGGTAAGTCTGGGCAGTCCTCGGAACGCTCACTGTCTGAAGCAGCGTGCCGTTCCTGTAAACGCCCACGCTCGCGGGGGTGGTGCCGGGGTCATAGGCGGCGAACCTGAACTCGCAGTTCTCGTACTGCCCCACCTCGATGACCGGGGTGAGATGGCCGGTACCGGTAAGGATGCGCCCGTCCCGGTGGATAATCATCAGCCCCACGTGGGGCGCGCCGCTGCCGCTCTTCAGGATATCGATGTAAACGCTCTCGCTTTTGAGCGTCAGGCCGTCGCCGGCATCCATCTCGGCCACCATCTGCACCGTGTGGCGGCCCACCGTCAAGCCGCCCATCGGTATGCTGAAGCTGCCGTTGGTCGTGCCGCTGCGGGTCACGGTGTGGGCTTCCTTCTGCTTGCCGTCCACGTACAATGTCACCACTTTCGTGCCCGTGCCGCTCACGGCGTAGGGGATGGCGGCGGCCTCATGGGAGCCGTAGCCGCCGGAGCTTAGCCCGGAGGCGATGTTGTAGCTGCTGGACAGGGCCAGCGTCACGCTCCTCACGCTCACGTAGGCCTGTTTCTTCTGTGCCTTCCCTGTAGTCGGGTCGGAGGCCTCGGCTATCACGTAGATGTCGCTCGTGCCCGCGAGCAGGTATTTCGTAAGGTCGAGCGTGTAGGTGCCCTTGCTCACGTCCTGCGTCGTCTCCGAGTAGGTGGTGGTGGCGCCGCGCCTTACCTGGACGGTAATCCTCGCTTTCTGCCCGGTGCTCTCGCCCTTCCCGTCGCCGCTGCCATACTGGTGGTCGTAGGTATAGGTCAGCCTGACCGCGTCGCCCTCCTTGACGGTGGGCTTGTCAACGCTCGCGCCGAGGACGATCTTCGTGGTGCTTCCGCCGTCGCCTCCACCGCCGCTGCCAGCCGGGAGGTCAACCGCCACCACCTCGGCGCCGCTCTTGTTCATAAGGGTAAGGCGCACGCTCGTCTCGTCGTCGCTCAGCTCGGCATTCGCGCCGAAGATGGTGTTGGCGTCCAGCTCGCCCAGTTTCGCCGCCACGGCGCGGTTCTCCACGGGGTTCGTGCTATCGGCGTTCAGGCTCACGTCTACCTCCAGTTTATCGATGGTCAGGCTCACGTTGCCCTCCGCGTCAGGGGTTTGTTTCTCGCCGTTCACCGTCAGGCTCTTCATCGTGCCGGCACCGCCGAAGTCCTCCCAGCTCGCCGGCTGCTCCCACGCCGCCAGGTTCGTGCCGGTGAACTGCTTGGTTTCCCACCTGCCCTGCGACACCTCATAGGTGACGCAACGGCCTTTGTAGCGGTATTTCTCGCCTACCGCGGCGATGGCTGTCGCCAGGGTGTAGTAACCGCTCTGCAGAGGGACTTCCTCCGTCACGTTGTACGTGTTGCCGCCACCGCCCGTGCCGCCGGGTATATCGGTGGAGGCGATTGCCTTGCCGTTCCGGCCAAGGATGGTCAGTTTCACCGTATCGTTCTCATCGTCCGGTTCTGCGGTCATGCCACCCACAAGGCTGCCCTCCACGGCTCCGGCGGCATCCTCCGCGACCTTGGCAGCGGCAAGGGCCTTACCGGCGGCCGTATCCGCATTTCCGGCTGAAGAACCTGCGGCTGAAGCCGCTCCTCTCGCCTCACCCGCCGCATCTTCCGCGGCCTTGGCGGCGGTGCCCGCCTTAGTGGCTGCGGCGTTGGCTTTCGCCGCGGCGTCCGTGGCAGGTTTGCCCAGCAGGGACAGGGGAGCGCTCACCACCTCGTTCCCGCGCAGTGCCGGGAGGCTCTTGATGTTGTCCAGCGAGGCGACCTCGGCCAGTTCGTCAACGCCCTGGCTCTCGGCCTTGATGGCGTTCAGGATGTCTTTCTTCAATTCGTTTTTTTCCGCGTCTGTCAGTGCCATGGCCTATTCCTCCTTTCCAGTGTCATTTTTGATGTCCAATTGCTCATAAAGCCCGTCGATGAAGCCGGGAAGGCAGAAATTCTCCGCCACGCGGCGGATGATGGCCACCTCCTCGTCGCTGTATTCCTCCCCGCCGGAACTCCCGTAAATCCTGAATGCCAGGGCATGCGCCTTGATGCCGCCGGCCACGCGGTAAATCAGGTCCGCGAATTCTTCACGGACATCGCCTGTTTCCTTTTGCCGCCGGCGGATGCCGGTGTACTTGCTGAAGTGCTTGAAATCTAACTTTGCCATATAATATCGTTTTAGCTTGAATGGTTCAATATCTGGTAGCGGAAACCGTCAGCCTTGCTGATGAGCACCGTCACGGAATCCCCGGGGGCCATTTCATAGTTTGTCAGCCCCTCGTTATGGTTGTAAATGCCTTTGAGCGTGATGTTCTTCGAGCCGGGCCTTACCCGGAAGGTCACTATCGCGGCGAAATCCTCCGGCAGGGCGCCCAGGCCGAACTGGCCCGCCACGGAATGTTCATTCGGGAGCTCCACATCCGTGCCGCCGTAATTCGGCTGGTTGTAATACATCAGTATGATGTTGTGCTGTGAAAAATCGACTTTGTAATTGCCGCCGCCAAAAGTCAGCAGCTTGGCCTTCGTGTTAATGAAGGCGGGAGCCATCAGCGCGGCATTGCTGCTGATGCCGTAGTTCTTCGTGCCGCCGCTCACGTTGATAAACAGGCCGTAGTTCGCCTGGTCGAAGCCGTATGAACCGAAAGTGTTGGGATGCTCGTTGACGATACGCCCCACAGCGGTAAAAGCCCCTCCGGCAGTAGACGGTATCACGTCATTGCCGAACATCACGTAACCCTCGTTTCCGCCCACGCGGAAAAAGTCGTCATAGATGGCAAGACCGCCGCCGGAGCCCTGGGCGGTGGCGATGGAACCGATACGCCCGGAACCTATCTCGAATCCGCCGATTTTTCCCTTGTCGCTGTCTATCTCGCCCGTGAACTTGCCGTTCTTCGCCTCGATACTCCCATCCTCCAGAATCTTGAAATTCTCGTTGGCCGTCACAAGCCCCTCCAGCCTGATGTGGTCCCCGGTCAGCTTCACGACGCTGATGTGGTTACCGTCCGCGTCCGTCTCGTCAACGGAAACCCCGATAAGCGCCAGTTTCCCGTCAGCGTCCTGGGCATAGATGCCGGCACCTTCAGGCTTCACCACGAGGCCGGTCTCCTTCAGCAGGTTCTCGTCCCTGCCAAAGACGGCTGCCGTTATCTTCACCAGCCGTTCGCTTTGTTCGAAAAGGGTCTTGTAACGGTGCGCCAGGGATTCCACCTTGTCGGTCGACAGGACAAGCATGTACAGGCAGATGTCACCGGTAAAGGACAGTTTGAAGTCGCCTGTGCCGTTCCAGAGACCGCTGCAGCTATACTGCACGTACCCGCCGGTGGCTGCCAGTTCCTCCTCCACATCCATGCTGTTGAAGTTGGCGAAACCGGCCTTGTCCACGTTCTCGAAAGCCACGTGCAGGGTGCCGGATTGGGCACAGCGATAGAAAAAGGTAAGGAATACAGGAACCGCCTCCTTCTCCCCTTCACCATTCACCGGGAAAGAGGGCACGCATTTCAGATCCGCGCGTTTCTGGAGGATATACTTGTTACGGATGCGCACCACTGTCCGGCCGTCATCCACCGTCACGCTCGCACCGTCTCCCTTCTTCGTCAGCACATTGTTGTTCGTCCAGATCCATCTGTTGCCCGCAAGGAAGAAGACGGTCTCGTTCTCCGTGTTCCACCTCTCCAGGCCGTCATCAAAGGCGGGGTTGTTCAGGAAGCCTTTATCCGTGGCGAAATCATGGCGCAGGGCGGTCACCGCGCTGGTAATGCGGCCCTCGACAATCTCGAACTTGGTCTTGATGTCCTCGCCCGTTACTAAAAGGAACGTGCCGCGCAGGTAGGCGTTGTCGCTGTAAAGGCCGTTGCCGCGCGGCTGGTTATCGGCGGGGAACCAGTCGTCGCTGATGCCGTCTAAGTTACCCAAGCGCGCACGGAGACAGCCGGTGAGGTTCTTCGCCTTCACGCCGTCCATCACGTCCATACGGGGCTGCCCGTCCTCGGTAGCGGATATGAGTATCAGGTTTTGGCGCAACGGATTCTCCGTGTTGCCCATCAGCACGCACTCGTCGCCCGCCTCCGGAAGGGAGGTTTCAAACTCATTCTCACCCACGAGGATTGAGTTCCCCTCCACGCCGGCGACTTCCACCCAGTAGCTTTTCAGGCTGCCGCCGCTGAACGTGGCGCAGCGCATCAGGTCATGCGCCACGAACGTGTTGTCCTGCTCGAACGTAATCTTGTAGAATCCGTCCTGTTTCTCGACCGCCTTTATCTTGCCGTTGGCGGCACTGACGCAGAGCTGACCGCCCACGCTGCGCACTTTCTCAATAAGCATTTCCAGCACCACCATGACCTGGCGGACCGTCAGTTTGTCAATGGTAAGGTGGGACAGTGCATTCTCCATCCACAGCCTCCAGCCCTCGCCGAAAAGACCGTCCACAAATTTCGGACTGCGCAGCAGGGTCTTCACGACCAGCGTCAACAGCTCGGCATTGCCCTTGTCATCGATATTGGCGTTCTCCTCCATGCCGAAGGACGCACCTTTCTCAAAGGCGATTTTACCCTTTGCACGGTCGTTCTTTTTCTTGCTCAGGTGCTCAGCCTGGCTCCGGCGGGCGGAAAAGAGGTTGTTGTCGGTCGGAAGCGTGTTGTCCCAGCTGCGGATGATGTCGGGAAGCCCGATTCCCTCGGTCTTCGCCTTGGTGTAGTTTTTCAGTTCCCCGATACTGTCGTTTACCTTGTCGAGAGCTCCTTGCTGCAAGGCGTCGCTGATTTCGATGTCCATCCGACTTGGGAGGTTCACTTTCCGGGTTATCTTCGTGATGCGGCTCTGCCGGAAGCCTGTTTCCGGAAAGTATTTATCACTCTCCAGCTTTACCCGCCGCCCCACGTACAGGTTAACTTGGTTATCCTCTATCCAGACATGGTCGGTAGGGGCCTTGTACACGCTGATGTCCTGCCAATGCTCCCGGTTGTACTGTTCCACCGCCGTCAGGAGCTCCTCCTCGGCTATCAGGTAGTACTCGTCCGGCATACGCACGTTCCAGAGGATGTAATGGTCGCCGGGCTTCGGGACAAGTCTGCCGCCCGGAAGCTGGGCATCATTGTTATACGGCCAGATGGTGATTATCTCGAATTCCCTCGTGTCGCTGTCATAGTTCACCTCGAAATAGTGGTCGTCATCCATGCCTAATCCGGCCAACTCGCCGTCCTGGAACGACACGCGCTTCGTCTGCTCCGCCAGCTCATAATCGTTGGGATCGAACGTCAGCGTGTCATCACGGAAGTAATATATCGTGAAAGGATTGCCGTCCCCGTCTTTTACCTCCTCGCTCCGCACGCTGCTCACCAGTCCCGTCCGGCGCGGGTAGATGCCGCTGAAGGCTTCTTTCTCGTAATGGTCGTGGATGCCGTACTCGTCCGTGTGCAGCTCCACATATTTCTGTCCGCCGGGAAGCATGAGGCGGCTGTGGCCGTATTTCTCCGGGTCAATGTTCCTCGTGCTGCCTACCGGGAAAAGGCGGGTATAGAATTTTGCAGTGTTACTTGTGTCACGCTCTATCTCCGTCAGTCCCTTGCCGTAACCCAGCGTGATTTCCTCCCCGTGTTCGCAGCGGCACACGTTCACCGTCTGTCCCTCCGTCCACCACTCGGCCTTTCCGCCGATCTTCCCGGCAATCTCTTTCAGGGCTTCGTCGCAGTACTTGCCCTCGTAGTCGATGACGATGAGTTCCATGCCGCCCACCTGCCCCACCTTCCAGTCGGTGGTGTGGCCCATGCCGTCGTTGATGCATTTCACGATCATGGCCACGTGCTCCCTCGGCGTGGCGGTCAGCGTGAACACGGGCTCCGAATCCCCGTCCGTGGTCTCCAGCACGAGGAAACGCTTGATAAGGCTCTCGATACCGTACAGTTTCAGGTCATACACCCATTCGCCCTCGCTTTTCTGGGACGGGGCGTATTTCTCCGTCAGCCAGTAACGCTCGCCCATGAAGTCCGTGTAGGCGTTCACGTCTAAGGCGATATGCTCGTAATGGGTGAAGGAAAGGGTCAGCACATTGTCGCCCTGCACCTCCTTCTGCTGGGTACTGCTGTCGTCAGCCGCTATCTCGGCCATAGCCTGGCCGTATCTGTCGTATATCGTTAGAAACATATTATAACCGCATTAAAATGGCATTATATAATAGGGACAGGCTCACGGAATTTCACCTTGAAGCGGCCGGCATGGACGCCCTCTTTCCATATATAGGTCAGGGGAGTGAACTTCGTGCTGTCCGAGTATTTCACGTGCAGCGTGAGGTCAAGCTGCGGGAAGCTGATGTCTATCCATCCCCCGTTGCCCTGTTTCAGGAAGTTGATGAAGGCAAAATAGTTCTTCAACCATCCGGCCTGCGTCTTGTTGTACAGGGCGAAGCAGAGCGTCACGTCCCGCGGCTCGTTCCTCGGGGTCAATGTGGAGGAGTATTTTTCGCCCTGCTCTTCCCTTATGTTGACTGCCGTGTCCTTCTTCGCCTTGCTCGGTGTCAGTATCGCCGTCAGGTTGTCCATGCCGCCGCGCTTCTCCTCGGCCAGGAACGCGCCGTATTCCGTCCAGATGTCCGTGCCGTTCATCAAAACAAGTCCGCTCAATATTTTGTCCATGTCACTTCACTTTTAATCCGTCACGTATGATTTTAACCATGTTTTCCGCTATCTTTTCCAGATGCCCCGCGCTTTTCCCGGTGTTCTCCTCTATCTTCGCCAGATGGTTCTCCGCCGAATTCATCTTCTCCGAAACGTTCTCCATCTTCTCGTCCATGCTGCTCCAGTGCTGCAGCCCGCCCGTGAACATGCCCTCCAGCTTGGTGCCCTGGTCCTGCGTCATGGCGGTGAAGCCGCCGGCTTTCGCGCTCTGGCTCGTGCCGCCGTCTCCGTCCGGGTCATACCCCGTGGCGGCGGCCAGGTTGTCGCGCAGCTTGATGGCCTCGTCCACGTACTTCATGTACTCGTCGGCCAGTGCGTTCCGTTCTGCCTCGGTCAGTTCGTTGTCCTCCATGGCCTTGCCGAACTTCTCCCACCAACCTTTCAGTTTTTCGCTGTACAGCTCACCGATCTTGTTGCTCAGCATCGCTCGCATGAAGTACTCGGATATATCCTCCGCCGCATCCTTGGCACCGTACTTCATGTTCATCAGGTTGTCGATGAAGCTGCTGTACATACCGTCGAATGAAATACCGGTCAGACCTTCATACAGCTGGTCGGTCAGTTCCTCCAGCTTGCTGGCCTGGTCTATGTAGTCATCCAGCTTCTCGGTCAGCCGTCCACCGTAACCGCCCTTGCCGGTATTTTGGATTTGCGTCCACATATCCACATTCGAACGCAATGCCTTCATTTCTTCCGGGCTCAGGCTCCACAGGTTCCCGTCCCACCGGCGGCCAATCTGTCCGCTCAGTTTGTCTATCTGTGACTGGTTGAAACCACCCCAGTAGTAGTTCCAGCTGTGGTGGCTTCCGCTGTAGCGTGCCTGTTCCTTCGCTATCTGCAAATAGTTTGCATTCGTCTCCTGCTGATATTTGTACGCATCCCGGTAAGCTTCCACCGATTTCGTCCCCTTGCTTGCTTTGATAGTATCGGTCAGGTCCTCGATGGAAGTCTGCAGTTTCTCGTTCCGGTCCGTAAGACGGTCTATAGCCGCCTGCACTTCCTTGGCGTTTCCGCCGATGCCGAACAGTTTGTTGAAACCTCCGAAAGACACCGTGTTCAGCAATCCCCCGATACCTTTCACAAGGGAACCGCCTATCTGTTTGAACAGGTCTCCGCTGAGGATATTGTCGAGTATACCGGTTATCGCATTGAAGATGGTGTCTATCAATGATGAGATAATCGGGCCTATACCGTCTTTCAGCAAATCCAGTATGGAGAGGATGGCAGATATGATCTGCCCGATGACTCCGGCACTTGACAGGGTCTCGGACATCTGGCTGATGGCATCACCGACCTTGCCTCCGATATTCAGTTTTGACAGCCCGGTAAGCATGTTCTGGATTCCTTCAAATGATCCCTGCAAGGTTCCGCTTGCAAAGCCGTGCAATCCGTTGGATACCATGTTCAACCCGTCAACCGTGTCCTGAGAGGCACTTTTCACCTCCCCGGCAAGCGCCTTCATTTCTGAGGTGGCGTTTAGGTATTCTTCGTCAGCTGAAGCACTGGACGATTGAGCCGTTTGAAGAGCGATTTTGGTACGTTCTATTTCTGCCTGGTTGCCGCTTTCTAACGCTTTGTTGTAATCGGTCTGCGCCGTTTTCAACCGGGCGAATGCCGCTTCCTGCTGCAGTTCCGCATTTTGCACGCGTGTTACGGCATCCCCCAAAGCGTGCATCTGTGTTTGTAACCGAGCAAAATCCAATGTGCCGTTGCCACCGGGAAGCATGCTTTGAATACGTTCGATGGCATCGTAAACGACCTGCTGGTCTGCTGCTCCCGATTTTTTGAACTCATCCGTCTTGACATACTGTTTAAGCTCGCTAAGCAGGTTCTTCATCTGGTCTGCAAGCAGGCCTGTCAAATCTCCGAACGCTGCTCCCCAGTCTATCTTCTGGGTAAGGGCTTCCATGTCCACTTTGTGCACAGCCGCATCACGCTGCTTCTCCAAAGTCAGCCTTTCGCCCTGGGACTCTGCCTTGCGGATTTTCTCCGCATATTCTTCAGCAATGGCCAGTTTCTGCTGCTGGAAGGTCCCGTATTCCTTCAGATAGTCACGCATGGCTTCCGCCTCTTCCTTGTACACGTCCGCCTCCGCTTTTTTCCGGGACTCGGTGTTTGAGGCACGAGCTTTTTCAAGTTCATCCTGTTGCTCCCGGGTAAGTCCGTTATCTCCGGTGGATATGCCGGCTTCCTTGTTCTCACGCTTCCAGTCGGCTTCCTGCCGGTTTATCTCTTCTTTCCGAGCGTTATAGTCATATTCGATTTGTGCCAGTTTCTTTTCGGTACCGGCCTGCATGCGGTCTATCTCTTCCTTCCGGTTTTCAGCCTGCAGGGCGGCAAGATCCTGCGCCAGCCTGCGCTCTGTGGCAAGCCGTTGCTTGGCTTCCGCTTCCGGATTCTTTCCAGGCTGTTTGGGGTCGATATGCCCACCGATATTTCCTTTCTTGGCTGCTTCTGCGGCTTTCTTTACTTCTTCTTCCGCTTTTTTCAGATAACCGTCGCGTTTGTTTTCTGCATTTTTCAACAGTATGTCATAAGCTTCCTGATCATGTTTCTTAATGGCAGCCTGTGCGTCATAGAACTGCCCGGATTCTGCCATGCTGGACTGTATGATATATTGTCCCCATTTCCCGAAAAAGCCCATGGCGCTTTCTGCCTCTTCCGGTTTCTGCGCCTTGATTTTATTCACCTCTTCATCGGCTTCTGCAGCTTTTTTTACAAGGTTTTGGACATTGGCCTGGTGCAGCAGAACCTGTACATAGTCCTCGCTCTTTTGGATAAGGGTATCATACCATTCAGAAAGTGTTTTATAATACCCGAAAGATTCCCCGTACTTACGGTTCAGTTCCTCCACCTTGGCCTTTTCCTGTTCCTTGCTGCCGGTGAAGTTTTTGATTTCATCAATGACCGACTTTAGCTCAAAGCGTGTACGTACCATTTGGGCACGGCCGCTTTTCTCTATTTCGGTCATCTCCTTTAACGAGATATTGAATTCATCCACGCCTTTCTTGGCACTGAACAAATCTTTCGTCCACTCCCAAATTTCATCACCGTACATCACCAGCAGCATGATGCCGGTGGTGAGCGCTGTCTGCCATGAAAAGAGGGAGGACAGAACCTGCTTCCATACCGGCGTGCCTTTCTTACCGGACTTTTGCAACTCGTCATATTCCTTACGGGCACGAGCCAGTTCATCAGTAAATATCGGCAGGTTGTTGGATATGGCCAGGAAGAACATCTGCGGTCCCATGGCCAAGGATGGCATTTCACGGGCCATCTGCTGGATACTGTTGTGCAGGCCGTTAAACTGGCGCTGCGCATTGGGAATATCCGGAGGCGTAACCTGTATGGATTCTGACTCCTCCTGCAACAGCTTCAGTTGACCGCGCAACTCCTCAAGCTGCTTCTCCAGCGCATGGATCTGCGCGATATTGGCACTCTGGTCCAGATTGGGGGCAGCTGTCTCACCGACAAGGCGCAGCCTTTCCAGTTCAGCCTCCAACAGTCTGACGGTGTTACGCAATTCCAGCGCCTCACGCTCGGCTTTGTTCATGCCGGGCGTAAGGTTGTCCTTCATCAAAAATTCAACTTCTACAGGTTTGCTCATTCCAGTCTGCTTTGAAAAAATCCTACTATATCATTCGCTTCATCCTCGGCACTGGTTTCCGGTTTGGAGTCATAGTTTCTGCTACCTTGCTTTTGCCTTACATACCGCGGCGCGTCGCTCAGCATCAGTATCAGCGTCTGGTAGTTTACACCGTCCAGGATGTAATCCACACTCCAGCCGGTTGCGCCGGCTATCTGCCACACGAAGCCGAAAGGGCTATGGGAACCTTCGTACCTGGTTCTTAACTCCCCTTCCTTACCTGGCTCAGCCTCGGCTTCATCGGGTTCGCCCGCGCTGCCGAGCTGATAATACGCATAAAATCCTTCGTGCCCATCAGCCGCTCAAACGTCCGGAACACGCTCATCAGATATTTCCACTCCACAAGATTCCGCAATACCCATGCCGTCAGCCCGATGCCCACGTGCCGCGCCACATAGCCCCGACATACCGTATAGGCCAGCATCCGGCTCACCGCCCGTCCGTGCTTTGCCACAAAGGCCATCTCCTCCGCCTTGTCTTTCGGCTTCCATCCGGCTTCCAGACCCAGCTTCAAGTATTCCCTGGCAAGCAATATCTGCCCGCGCAGCCGCGGCCGTTTCATCGTCATCCGCAATTCCACCGGGTGCTTCCTGAAGGGAATATGCCACCTTTTAAGAGGAACGGACACGCCACTGTCCAGCAACGCGTCCGCACACTCCATTTCTATCAGTTGTTCCAACCGGTCAGCCATACGTTAACTCTCTTCATTTTAAACTTGCGCCACAGCGGCAACTTCCTCGGCCGGCAGCTTGTACTGGGACCACTCCTCGGGCAGGGCATCCGTATCGAACACGCCGTGCGGCTGGGAACCGTCTTCCGGCATGGCCACTTCAAGCGTACACTCTATCTTGGCGGTTTCCGTCAGGGTCAACTTACCTCCGAGATTGGAAAGCAACGTGCCGTTGGGGATGAGGACGCTCTGGCCGGATACGAGGGCGAGCTCCCACGGGCCGGCCATCAACATGGCCGCGGTCGGAGATGTCCAGCCTACAGGATTTTTCTTTTCCGTGTCGCCTGCCTTATAGTGTAATGTCCCGCCCAGCAACTTATGCAAGTTCGCGTAATTCAACTGGATGACATTGAATTTGGGGGCGATGCTGCCGTTAGACTGGGGGATGACAAGTACAGGGGTTCCGGGGACTTGCTCGGCCTCTACCTTGGCAGCCTCCGGCTTCACTCCGCCCAAGTCAAACGAGTTCTTCTCGATGTAGCCCACAATGAAGTCTTTATACTTTACGGTACCGACACCGTACATGAAATTCTTATTTGCCATTTTCTATCTTTTTTTTGAGGGTTATTATTATGCCGGACAGCAGTCCGACTGTTAATATCAGAAATACAAGACGACGGCCGCAGGCAGGCGACTTCCTCTCCTCCTTCGCTTCCTCCGTCCGGCTGTCAAGGGCCGCCTTGTACTCTCCGACCTGCCGCTCGTAGTATTCCACCAGCCTTTGCAGGCTGTCGCACGAGGCATATACCACGATGGTACCGGGTTCCGTGCCCTTGCCCACGTCAAGGTTCGCCCGGCCGCTTTTCGCGTGGTACGACGCGCCTGCCGGAAGGTCAAGGAGGCTGTCCGTCTTCAGGGTCAGGCTCACTTCCGACATCGGAACCGGCTCCACCGTCACACGCCGCGTCTCGCTCACGGTGCTGTCCCTTGCCTCTGTCCGTACCGCCTCTTTCGCAGCCACGGTCTTTCGGCTGCTCGCGCAACCGGTCAAGGACAGGACAGCCGTCACGATGCTCGCAACTGTTAGCGCCGTCAAGCGCTTTCCTGAGACGGGCCATCTCGCGCGTGTTGCGGGCAAGCTCTTTCTTCGTTTCCACAAGCTCTTCCTTGGTCTCATTGAATTCATCTTTCAAAGGTTTCACGATATTGTCCATGAGGATGCGGGTGGCATGCTCGGCGTTGTCTATGCGCACCGTCTCGGCGTCGGCCTCCGCCCTCACCGCTTCCGCTTTCGCTTTCCTGGCGGTCGAACGCAGGGTGACAATCGTCACCACCGTGCCCACAAGGCCGCCGCCAAGTATGATGTTAAGTATTTCGCTGAGTTCCATGCCACTCGTTTTTTATTGGTTTATACCTATCGATTTCAGCCACTTCCGCACATCGAAGCTCGGACAGGCTTTTGCAGCAAGTTCGTTGTGTCCGATGATTCTCACCTCCGGGAAACGTCTGTGAAAGTCCTTCACGTAGCGTTCCAGTGCCGTCCGTTGGGCGTTCGTGCGCGTATCCTTGGCGGTCTTGCCGTCCTTCGCGTACCCACCGCTGTAAACCACGTGGCGGCTTACGGAGTTATATCCGGCCGCACCGTTGGTTATCTCCCAAGCGTCCACCCAGGCGTCCTCGTTGTTGTCAGCAAGGCGCTCCACGGTTCCGTCCAGATGGATAAGGTCGGTGTAGCCCACTTGCTTCCAGCCGCGTCCGCCCTCGCTCACGGGAGAGGTGTGCCAGCGGCGGATGTCCGCCGCCGACACCTCACGTCCCTCCAGGGTGGCGGTGCAGTGGATGACCAGATATTTCAGTTCACGCCTTGCCATACGTCACGCCGCCTGGTACCCGCTCATCATCACCACGCCCGCGTCCGCTTTCTTGAACATGCAGATGAAGTAGTGGCGGAAGTTAATCTTGTTGCGCTGGTATTCCGGGTCCTTCTGGGCCTCGCTGAAATACATCTTCGTGCTTCCGGTAGCCTTGAACACACGGGGTGTGTAGAATGCGAACGAGCACTGGAACTCCCCGGCCTCGGCTGCAGAGCCGACAGCCTTCTTCTTTCCCGCGGTGGTATACACGGGGTTGTTGCCATACTCGTAAATCTGGAAGCCGTACAGGTTGCCCACCTTGCCGGTATTGCGGTCGATGTTGTACTGCTCGCGGAACCGCTGGTCCACAAGGAGCAGGTCGTTCACGTGGTCCGGGCACAACACCAACCTGCGGTTCCCGGAAGGCACTTTCAGCTTGTCCAGGGCACGCTTCATCTCCACGAGGTCGTTCGGGGTAAGGCGCTTGCGCCCCGTTTCCGTATCGGCCTCGCCGCTCGTCTTCAGCACGGGGGTCTTGGCCGTGTTCTCGGTCGCGCACAACGCGTGTGCCGCCTTGGCGAATTTCGCGTCGGTGATGGCGTTTCCGTGGCTCTCCTTCACACGCGCCATCTTGTCGTAGCTGATGGCGTACAGCTCATCGTCCGTGATGGGTGTTACTTTCGACTGGAACTTGTCAAGGGAGATGGCGATGTCCTTGTCGTCCAACGCCTGCAAGGGTATCGGGTAGGTCGTGTTGTTGATAAGCACGTCCGGGTCCACGCCCACCTCCACAAGGTGGATGACATCGTTGTTGACGATGCTCGACTGGTCGGGCACCCCGTCCAGCCACGAGCCTTCAAGCCCGCTCCGCAGGACTTTCACCAGTTCGCCCGTCCAGATTTCCGTGTAGACTCCGGCACGCAGCACGGGCGTTCCCTGACACCCCATACCCATGAGGGCACCCACGGCATTCATGCCTATCGCGCCGGCTTCGGGCGGGAAGCCGGCCGCGGAGGCAATCGTGGCTCCTGTCACCGTGTTGAACAGGAGCGCAGCTAAAAGCATTACGAATTTGCTCATTTCTGTCTTGTTTTAAAGGGTTGATACTAAATTTCGCATTCCATGCCGTACTCGGCCTTGTACAGACGCTTGTACTCGTCCGGCTGTTGTTCACGCAATTCCAGCAGTTTGTCGCCCGGAACTTCGCTCAGCTTCTTATAAGTCACCGGGACATCCGTTTTTGCCGTCCCGTGCTGCCCGAGGACGGTGGAGAGTTTCACCTGCGGGGACATGGCCGAGAACACCGATGTCAGCTTCTCCATGCCGATTTCCTTGCCGAGGCTGATGAATTCATCTTTCTTGTCGGCTGTGATACGTTTCTCGCCGATGGCTTTCTCCACCAGTGATGTGATGCTTGCCAGGGCCAGCACGTCCTTCTCCTGCTGGAGCTTCGCGTTCGCCTCCTTGGCCGCTTTGAGTTCGCCGAGCTTTTCCGCTATCTCGGCATCTGTCGCCGTCTCCGGCAAGCCCAGTTGAAGGGCAATGGCTTTACTTTCCATTTGATGTTCTTGTTTTAAGGGTTTATTACTTGTCAGTTCCGGCAAAGGACACTCGCCGTCCCTGCCTAATGTGATTCGTTTGCCGTCCTTCTTCAGCACGAGGGCGTCATCGTTGGCGCCGATGTCCACCACCGAGACCTCGAACAGCTTGCTTTTGGTGATGGTCGGGCTGGTCTGCCCGGCCACGAGGTACTTGCTGTCCTCGCTCATCTCTATGATGTCAAGCCCGGCGCTGACCATCTTCAGGCTGCCGAACTCGAACTGTCTCTTGCAGCGTCTGCTCAGCTCCGTGGCCTCGTCGAACACCAGCTCGCCGGTCACCTCGTCGTCCTCCACTTTCAAGTCCTTCACGTAACCTATCACGTTGCCGCGCTCGTGCATGTAAAGCAGCACCGGGTTCCGGCAGTATTGCTCCACGTTCATGCCCGCCGTCAGGACGCGTGTCCCGTAGCTGTTCAGGCTGTCGTTTGAAATGCGTACTCGTTTGCTCATTACTCTGTCTTTTTGCGTTTCGCACTGCAACTGTCGAGCAAGTGAGGGCAGAGCCAAGCCCGCTTGGACTATGCCGAACGCAGCCGACAGTCGCGCTTTCCGAGTGCAATATTACGGGCTAATCCGCTCGCCGCCAAAAAAGTATGAAACGGTTGCACACTTCTATGAAACCGTTGCACTGTTTTTTGGCGGACGCCGCGAAACACGGCAATTTTGCATCCGCGACACCGTGTATGCAGGCGTTTTCAACGCCTGCTATGTGTAACTATAAACTTTATCATATATGACAAAGGCAGAAACAGAGAAAAAGAAATCACTCGCCAGGTCACTTTACATGGCGGGCATGGAGCAGCAGGAGATCGCCGAGAAGGTGGAGGTCTCCCGCGTCACCGTTTCCAAGTGGTGCAACGCCGAAGGGTGGAAGGAGGCAAGGGCGGCGAAGAACGTGACACGCCCGGAACTGGTCAACAAGCTGCTGCTCACCATCGACACGCTCATCACGCAGGTCAATGAATCCAAGGACCCGACGCTTGTCGCCGGACTGGGGGACAAGCTGGCCAAGCTGTCGTCCGTCATCGAGAAGCTCGACAAGAAAGCGAACGTGGTCGACGCCATCGAGGTGTTCATGGCGTTCTCCAAATGGATAGAGTACCGCTCGTCCATAGACCCGGAAGTGACGCCGGAACTCATCAAGGCGATCAACAAGTACCAGGACCTCTATATCACCGAACAGATGGGAATAAAGTAGCATGGCAACGGCAGCAGAGAAAAAACAGGCTTACGACAGGTGGAAGGAACACTGCAAGCGGGTCCAGTCCATCACGGACACCGCGTTGCTCGCCAGCGAGACACCGGCGGAACGCGACAGGCGCGTCGCCCGGCTGCGCTCCAACTACGCCGCCTTCTGCGAGTATTACTTCCCGCACTTCCTCACGCTGCGCGACAAGACGACCGGCGAGGTGATACGGACTGTCCACAACGCGCCGTTCCACAACGAGGCGGCACGCAAGATACGCTCCACGCCCGACCTCAAGGCGGTGTTCATGTGGCCGCGCGGACACGCCAAATCGACGCACATGGACATATTCGTCCCCCTGTGGCTGATGTTCCAGACAAAACGGCTCATCAGCTTCATGGTCGTGGTCGGAAAGAGCGAGGACAGCGCCGTCCGCCTGCTCGGGGACATCCAGGCGGAACTGGAGCACAACCAGCGCATCATCGCCGATTTCGGGAAACAGCGGGCGTCGGCATCGTGGCAGGAGGGCGAGTTCAAAGCGGCAAACGGGGTGAAGTTCCTCGCCTGCGGGCGCGGGCAGTCGCCCCGAGGGTTACGGGACCGGGAGGCACGTCCGGACTACATCGTCATCGACGACCTCGATGATGACGAGCTGTGCCGCAACGAGAAGCGCGTGCATGACCTTACGGACTGGGTGAAGGAGGCACTCTTCGGTTCGCTCGACGTGGGACGGGGGCGCTTCATCATGGTGGGAAACCTCATCAGCAAGACATCCGTCCTTTTCAATATCTCGCGCACGAAAGGCGTGTTCCTCTCCAAGATACAGGCGGTGGACAAGAACGGGGAACCGGTATGGAAGGAGAAATGGACGAAGGAGGAGGCGCGGCTGTACCGTGACTTCGTGGGATACCGGGCATGGGAGAAGGAAATGATGCACAACCCCATCGTGGACGGGACCATCTTCCGCACAGACTGGATACGCTACAAGAAAATATCCAAGCTCGCCAAGTACGACATGCTGGTGTGCTACACCGACCCGTCATTCAAGTCCACCACCTCCAACGACTACAAGGCGTGCCGCCTGTGGGGGAAACTCGGGACGGAACTGCACCTCATCGACTGCTTCGTCCGACAAGCCACTGTGGGCGAGATGGTGCGATGGCTCTACGACCTTTACGAACGTACACGCGACACCGTGGCCATATCATTCTTCATGGAGGCGAACTTCATGCAGGACGTCATCCTGGACGAGTTCGCCGTGGAGGGCGACCTGCGCGGCTACCAGCTGCCCATCATGCCGGACAAGCGCAAGAAGCCGGACAAGCTCCAGCGCATCGAGGCGGTCAGCCCGCTATGGGAACGCGGGTTCGTTTTCTACAACGAGGCGAAGAAGGAAGACCCTGACATGCAGGTGGGCATCGAGCAGACATTGGCACTGGAACGTGGAAGCCGCATACACGATGATGCCCCGGACGCGGACGAGGGAGCGATATGGATCCTGCAACGGAACACGAGGCAGGAGAGTTTTCAACCGGTGTTCGGCAAAAGGCCGACCGCCAAAAATATATGGTAATCATGGTTCAACTTATCAAACGCATCATCTTCGCCTGGAGGTACAAGCGTGCCGTCAAGAAGGCGAACAAACTGTCCCGGCTGTTCGGGATGAAGTATTTTGTGATCAGCCTGAACGGGGGACTGAAGGTCGTACCCAAACAGACCGTCCGGGAGCTGGTGGCAAGGCACCGTTTCCGCAAAGGCGTGACGGTCGCCGATATTGAAAAAAGGGCATTGTACATCGCAGACGGAAGGAGGACACCATGTTCATAACGGAAGAGGATTACAAGGTGGTCATCGGGGATGCCGCGCTAAAAGTGGTGTCACAGACCTCGCAAAAGAACCGCGCCAAGGCGGAATTTGAAGCCCGGGAAGAAATATCGGGATACCTACGCCCCAAGTACGACTGCGAGGCGGTGTTCGCTGCGGAAGGTGACGGCAGGAACAACCTCATCGTCATGTACACCTGCGACATCGCGCTCTACCACATGAGTGCCTCCCAGCCGCAAAAAATGGGAGCGGAGATTCGCGAGGAACGGTACAAACGGGCCATTGAATGGCTGGAGGGAGTACAGGCAGGCAAGATACTGCCCGATCTGCCGTTGGCGGTAGACAAGGACGGAGAACCGACCGGGGGCATGCTTGCCTACAGCTCACAGCCGCAACTCAGACATAATTGGTAGCGATATGGATATAAGGAACTTTTTCAGCGGCATGTTCCCGCGGAAGACGGGGAACATGCTGCATACACCACACGGGGACTTCAACCTCGCGAAAGAGGAAGACCGCAAGCGCATACGGAAAATGGTCATCGAACTGCAGCGCACGACAGACGCGCTTACCCGGAAGGACATCAAGGACTGGCGCGACGCGTGGCAGATGGCCATCAGCGTGGACAGCCCCAACCGCCAGCGGCTCTATGACATATACCGGGATGTGGAGATAGACCTGCACCTGTCCGGATGCGTCGAGCAGCGCAGGGGCTTCGTCATGGCAAAGTCATTCAAGATCGTGGACGAGAAGGGGGACGAGGACGAAAAGGCACTGCACTACTTCGACCAGTCATGGTTCAAACAGCTGCTGCGCTATGCGCTGGAGGCGAACTTCTGGGGGCACTCGCTCATCGAACTGGGCGAACTCACCACCGATGGCGACGGATGCCTCTGCTACTCGGACGTTACCCTGCTGCCACGCAAGCACGTCATCCCGGAATACGGGCGTGTTATCACAGACCTCGGGCAGGACTGGACTACAGGGATCAATTACCGGGAAGCCCCGTTCACCGACTGGCTCATCGAGGCCGGACGCCCTGACAGTCTCGGCCTCTACCTCAAGGCCGCCACGCAGACCATACCCAAGAAGAACATGCTGGCGTTCTGGGACACCTTCGGGGAGATTTTCGGGATGCCCATGCGTATCGCGCGTACCACCTCACGCGACAAGAAGGAGATTGACCGGCTCGACAGGATGCTGAGGGAAGCCGGGGCAAGCCTCTCGATGGTCGCCGGACAGGACACGGAAATCGAGTTCGTGGAGAGCGGGAAGGGGGATGCATATAACGTGTACGACAAGCGTATAGACCGGGCGAACTCGGAGCTGTCCAAACTCGTCATCGGGCAGACCATGACCATCGAGGACGGCAGCAGCCTCTCACAGTCTGAAACGCACCTCGAGGTGTTCCAGAACCTCGTGGAGAGCGACTGCGACATGCTGCGCGACATCGTGAACAACCAGCTCATCCCGCGCATGGCGCGACACGGCTTCCCGGTCAAGGGGCTGCGCTTCGAGTGGGACGACGCGGTGGACTACACACCGGAACAGCAGAAGGCTTACGAGGAGATGGTGCTGCAGCACTACAAGGTCAAGCCGCGGTATTTCGAGGACAAGTACGGGATGCCATGCGAGGAGAAGCCGCAACCGGCAGCAGTACAAGCCACTGAGGGGGAAGGCAAATGGGAGGATGACGACAAACGGCAACGCAACGCGCACTTCTCTTTTTTCGACTGAGCCCCAGTGATTATCTGGGGCTGCACCGACGATATGCCGCATGGCTGGGAGAAGGGCCGCAGCCGTTGCTCCTCTCCAAGGAGCGTGAGGAAGAGGTACGCCGGGAGCTGTCGGGACTCTTCGATGGCATGATGCAGACGCTCTATTCACAGGGTGGCTCGGAGTTCCGCATCGAGGTGCTCGCCAAACCCAAGGTGCAGGAGTTCATCGAAGCCCACGCCGGGGTGTTGGATTCGGGGTTCTCCCAGGTGGAGATGTCCGGGACCATGCGCCGACGCCTCACACGATCCGATTACATCTTCTCCGGCATGAAGACGTTCCACGAGCTGAACGAGGCTTTTCCATCCCTGCTGGATGAGAACGGCAATAGAAAGCCGTTCGAACGCTTTTTGAACGATGTCCGAAAGATAGACGAGACGTACAACGGCAACTATCTCCAGGCGGAGTACAACTTCGTGCAGTCGTCGGCGGAGATGGCGGCCAAGTGGGAGCGGTTCGCGGAGGATGGCGACCGCTATTATCTCCAGTACCGCACGGCAAACGACGGCAAGGTGCGCCCGGAACACGCCGCGCTGCACAATGTCACACTATCCATGAGTGACCCGTTCTGGGAGGAGTTCTACCCGCCGAACGGATGGAACTGCCGCTGTTCCGTGGTACAGGTGCGCAAGTCGAAGTATCCGGAAACGCCGCACGACGAGGCGATGGCACTCGGCGAGGAAGCCCTGCAGAAGGATTCAAAGGGCATATTCCACTTTAACGCCGGGAAGGAGCGGAAGACCGTGCCGGACTACAACCCGTACACCATACGCCGCTGCCGGGACTGCGACATCGCCAAAGGCAAGCTGAAGCTGGCTTTCGTGCCGGACAACGAACTCTGCGCAGCCTGCAAATTGTTGAACAGGTGCGCCGGGGACAGGACAAAGACACAACGTGCCATCGAGCGCACCCATTACCTGCATGAGATGGAACCGTTGCTGAAGAAGTCCGTGGCGAAAACCGCCGGGGACAAGAACCTGAACATCGGATTCACGAAATACGGGAACAGCCACTTGTTTTCCGACACGTTCGGACGGTCGCACATACTGTCAAAGGAGGATTTGAAAGATTTGGGCGATGTACTGGAGAAAGCCTCGTTCATGGAGGACGCACCGCTGACACATCCGAGAACGGACGGCATCGAACATTTCTACTATTTCAAAACACAGATACGGGAGCAATGGGTAAGGCTGAACGTGGCGAAGAAAGTATGGAAACAAAAAAGCGGATATGTTCAAGAAACATATTTCCTCTATTCCATAAACGACATAAATGGAAAAAGCACATCGGGCGGAGCTTAGGACTAAAATGCCAGGTTTCCATTCCTTCTGTGCTTTGCTTGCAAAGGTAACAACAATTTTTCAAACCCAATCATCATGAGACAAAAAAAAGACTTTCAGAAAGAAAAAGAGTATGCCGGATACGTCTTATCCGTTTATCTGGCAAACGAGTGCCACCAACGCGACAACCAGTCCGAGCAGACTGCAAACCGCCGCTATGACGGTACAATAAAACAAAGCACGCTCGCGTCTGTCCTTGCGGATAAAGCCGCCGTCACGCAGCATCGCCTTACCGCGGTAGGTTATCTCAAAATAGTCATCCAACTGTTTAAGATAGCCTTCTTCCGTAAAAAAGTCGATGGATCTGCGCCAGTCTTCAGGGGCTTTTTCGTGGTTCAATAACAAATCCGCGGGAATCATGCCGGTCTTTACACCATTGAACATTCTTAAGACTTCATCAAGTCTTGCACTGTCAAACCAATCCATATCCGTTTTTGCCTGCAAAGATACGGCATTTCCGGCGTTTTACGCACGATTGCAGCGTTTTATGAGTACCTTTGTACCCGAAAGGTGGAGCCTCCCAATAGGCCGTGTGGTCTATCGCGGGTACAACAATGCGAATGCGAATGGCGGTGTGTCGAATGCGAATGCGAATAACGATGCTTCGAACACGAATGCGAATGTCGGCTCGCGTCTGGAAATCAAACAACCGGCGTACAGCGCAGGGGACGTGTCCCCGATGCGGTGCCGGGGGAGGCAAGCCCCAGCAACAGCATCCCCAGGGGTGGAAAGCTGAAAAATCACGCGTCGGGTGGAGTTTGGTAGGACGGCAACGTCTCGAAGAAGTCAGGCCCGGAGGAAGGAAGGCCTTTACCTTCCATTATTAAACCAATGACCGAAGCCTATGCGCAGAGAAGGACATATCATGGAGGAGGTTATCGAATACCACAACATGTCGGAGGCATTCGATACCGTGCTGCGCGGCTCTAAACGGAAAAAGTCTCGGCAGGGACGGGAGCTGCTTGAAAACAGGGAAAAAGTCATTGCCGAACTTACAGCCGCCCTGGCAGACGGCTCTTTCCGGCTCGGGGGATACCGCGAGAGGGACATCGAGGAATACGGCAAGAGACGCCGGCTCCAGATACTCTCCATGAAAGACCGCATCGCGGTGTTCGCCGTGATGGACGTCGTGGACAGGCACCTGCAGAAACGGTACATCCGGACCACGGGGGCGAGCATCAAGGGACGCGGCACGCACGACCTGATGAAGTGCATACGCACGGACATGGCGGATGACCCGGAGGGCACGCGGTACGCCTACAAGTTCGACATCCGGCGCTTCTACGACAACGTGCGCCAGGATTTCGTCATGTGGTGCTTCCGCAGGGTGTTCAAGGACGAAAAGCTGCTAATGGTACTCGAAGGGTTCGTCACCATGCTGCCGGAAGGCATCAGCTTCGGGCTGCGAAGTTCTCAAGGGGCGGGCAACCTGCTCCTGTCTGTATTTTTAGACCATTATTTGAAAGACAGGTACGGGGTCAATCATTACTACCGGTATTGCGATGACGGACTCGTACTCGGTAAGACGAAAGCGGAACTATGGACGGTTCGTGACATCATCCACGGGCGGATGGACATGATAGAGCTGGAGGTCAAACCCAACGAAAGGGTGTTCCCCGTCGAGGAGGGCATCGACTTTCTCGGCTATGTCATCCATCCTGACTATGTAAGGCTGCGCAAGCGCATCAAGCAGAAATTCGCCCGGAGGATGCACGAGGTGAAATCGAGAAGAAGGCGGCGTGAACTGGTAGCGTCCTTTTACGGGATGGCAAAACACGCCGACTGCAATAAGTTGTTTAACAAATTAACAGGCAAAGAAATGAGATCATTTAAGGATTTGAATGTCGCTTACAAGCCCGAGGACGGCAAGAAGCGATTCCCCGGAACCGTGGTGAGCATCCGGGAACTGGTGAACCTGCCCATCATCGTGAAGGACTTCGAGACGGGCATAAAGACAGACCAGGGCGATGACCGCTGCATCGTGGCCATCGAGATGAACGGCGAGCCGAAAAAGTTTTTCACCAACAGCGAAGAGATGAAGAATATCCTCGCGCAAGTGAGGGAGATGCCGGACGGTTTCCCGTTCGAGACCACCATCAGGACGGAGACTTTCGGCAAGGGACGTACCAAATACATATTCACATGAGAAGGGTGGAAGGAAACGCGGGGGTAAGGCTGCTGGAATGCACAAACCCCGTAAAGGACAAATGGCGCGTCCGTTGGGACGTGCAAGCGAGGGAGGACGGGGCCGCCTCCTACATGGAAGAAGAATTCGGGCACAAGCCGACCGGTGAGGAGATACGCTCCACGGTCATGGCGTGGTACAACGGGCAGACGGACGCGGCCATCCTCTCCGGGTTCCGATACGGTGGCGTGCCGGTATGGCTGTCACAAGAAAACCAGTTCAACTACAAGTCTGCATACGACCTCGCCGTGCAGACCGGCGGCGCCACGCTGCCCGTGACGTTCAAGTTCGGGACGGACACGGAACCGCAATACCACACGTTCGAGACACTGGAGGAACTGACGGACTTCTACACGAAAGCCATGAGCCACATCCGGGCGGCACTCGCTGACGGGTGGAAGAAGAAAGACGCTTTCGACTTGGAAGGATACCGGGTTGGATAGCTGAAGGAATCCCGTTCGGGGGAGGGATAAAAAAGCCCCCGGCCTGTTAAATAGTCGTCTCACTTACTTATTTAACCAAAACGCCTGTACAGCGCACGACCGGGGGCATATACCCTCGCTCGCACTGTACAGGCTTTCTTTTTTGGTTGCGCACGTGGCGCATAAATAAGTGAGACGGTGCAAAAGTACAAAAATTATTGGAAATGAAAGTGATTGAGATACTGAAATTGAACAGGGAACTGCTGAAAATATGCCGGGACGTGGGTATCCGCATGGATGACGTGCAGTATATCGAGCTGTACAACGACTATAACAGGCTACTTGCCGCCGGTGAGAAAGTCTCTTATATCGTGGCGGTACTGGCAGAACGTTATGCCGTCAGCGAGCGGAAAGTTTACGCGCTGATCAAACGGCTGCGGGCGGACTGCAACTTGTGTGCAGTGTAAATGGCGTACCGTCCCATTGGGGCGGCCACGCCACACACTACCTTTGTGCCGTAACAAAAAACGGCACATCATGAACAAATATTACCAAATCTTAGGCAGGGTGCTCGCCTCCGGAAAGACACAGGCGAACAGGAAAGGGAACATCCGCTACCTACTGAACGAGCGGCTCACGCTCACCCCTGCCGACCTCCTCGACATCTTCGAGGGGCATCCCATAGCGCGGAAAAAGCTCAAGGACGAGCTGCAGCTCTTCATGCAGGGAGAACGAAACGTGGAGAAATACCGCGAGGCGGGCATCAACTGGTGGGATTACTGCGGTTCCATACTCGTGAACAGCTACCCGACATATCTGGAGAAACTGCCGCCGCTCATCGAACGGATCAACAGGGAAAAACGCAGCAGCAAGAACTACGTGCTCTTCCTCGGCTCCACCGACGCGGAGAGCAACCAGGCACCGTGCCTGAGCCTCGTGCAGTTCCAGATCGAGCAGGGGGAACTGGTGATGACGGCGTACCAGCGGAGCAGCGACGCCAACCTCGGGCTGCCGGCGGACATATACCATCTCTACCTCATGTCCCGGCAAATAGAGCTGCCGCTGAAGTCCATCACGCTCAACCTCGGGAACGTGCATATCTACGAGAACAACATCAGCCGGACGGAGCAGCTGCTTGCCGGGAACGACAACATCAAATTCGAGCTGAACGTATGAAGAGGAAAATGTACCTGTCCGCCCCGCTCCCGTTCGTCGGGCAGAAGCGAATGTTCGCCAGGGAGTTCATAAAGGTATTGGGGCAGTTCCCGGAAGACACGGTGTTCGTGGACCTGTTCGGCGGTTCTGGCCTGTTGTCGCACATCGCGAAATGCCAAAAGCCGGACGCCACCGTGGTGTACAACGATTTCGACAACTACCGCCGCAGGTTGGCACATATACCACAGACAAACGACCTTATCGCCGACATCCGCAACATGGTGGGAGATGCTGTACCGCGACACAAGCCGATTATCGGGGAACTTCGGGAGCGTATCTTCAGACGCATCGAGCAGGAGGAACGGACAGTCGGGTATGTCGATTTTATCACGCTCTCCTCCTCGCTCATGTTCTCCATGAAGTACAAGCTGTGCGTCACGGAGATGCGCAAGGAGGCGCTTTACAACAATATACGCAAGTCGGACTACCCGGAATGCGCGGACTATCTGGACGGGCTGGAAATCGTGTCGTGCGACTACAAGGAGGTGTTCGGGAAATACAAAGACACGCCGGGCGTGGTATTCCTCGTGGACCCGCCGTACCTCTCCACGGATGTGGGGACATATAACATGTACTGGCGCATGTCGGACTACCTCGACGTGCTGAACGTGCTTGCCGGACACTCTTTCGTCTATTTCACCTCGAACAAGTCATCCATCCTCGAGCTGTGTGAATGGATAGGCAGAAACCGGGACATCGGAAACCCCTTCGAGAAATGCGCACGGGTGGAATTCAACGCCCACATGAACTACAACGCGTCATACACCGACATGATGCTTTACAAGAAAGAGGCCGTCTGACGGCGTTTCTTTGCCCTCTGTTGGAACGAAAAGCCCCCGGCGGACAAGTTACCGCCGGGGGCTTCCCTGTCTGAACAGGGACGATTATTGCAACCGTTTAATTGCCACGCACGAATATACCTCGATGTTCTCCACGATGTCCTCGTGGTTGTGGTTCGTCTGGCTCTCCACCAGGTCGAACACCTTGAAGGTGTCGCCCTCCATGCAGGACAGCCGTTCATGTATCAGTTCCGGCAGGTCGAAGACCTCCAGTGCCTCTTCCTTGAACAGGCTTCCTTCGGATGCCGCGCCTTTCCAGTCCGTGACGACGTGCAGCTTCACTTCGGGCTCGGCACGGTATTCCACGCCGCTCACTATCGCTTTCCACCGTATCGGGCAGAACTCCACGAACACTGCCGGGCGTTCCCAGTTCTCCTCCTGCTCGATGAACTCCACGTTGTGGTTCCACAGGTCGATGTGCCTGATGATGCCACCACCTACCTCTTTCAGCTCCTTGCAGAGCAAATTGTACAGTTCCTTTCTCATTTCCGTCTGATGTCAAATTCCACGTTAAAATATTCCGTTATGTTCTCCTCGATGATTTCCCTTACAGCCTGCTCCACTTCGGGAGAGGTGCCGAGAAACCTGCGGCGGGGTATCTTTACCGTGCTGCCTTCCTTCTTCAATGCCATGAACTTCCAGAACTCTGCCTCGGTGGTCAGTTGCACGGTGCGCTTGTCCTTACGCAACGTCCCGTCCTTCCTGCGCCCGAAAGAGCCGGTAGCTTCGTAGTACTTGTGCCAGAAGTACCGCTTCATCTTCTTCGTCACCTTGATTTCACCGCCCTCGTTATGAATGGCGGCGTAGGGCAAGGTGGTGTAAAAGACGATGCTGTTTTCCGTTGTCCGGCTTCCGATGCTCTTGCGAAGGTTACCGGTATCTATCAGGATGGAGCCACCCGGACGGGTCGGGCTCTTGCGCCGCTGCCATGCCTCGGAGAAGAAAGCCTGCCGCTCGAAGTTCCGGTCGAACTCATCGCCCATCTCCACCCGGATGTCCTTCAGTATCCTCCGGATGATTTTTGCCACGTCATTGTTCATAAACCTGTCATTCAGAAGTCCTCGTCATTAAAGAGTAAAAGCTGGCGAATGTCATCATCGTCAGCTATCCTGTTCTTCTCCTCGGCGCTCGCGTTAAGGATGTTGTAGAAGGTACGCTCGGTAATGCCGTAAGCAGGATATATGAACCGGCGCCATATCTCGCGGTTGGGTATTCCGCGCCTGACTTCCCGGTCATATATCCTGTTTATCTCCTCCACACGTTTCTTGTAACTTACTCCGCGCCGTCTCACCATATTTATTCCTCCTGTATCTTGGGGTTGTAGGGCCGGATATCCAGCTCTATGTTCGCGCTCACCGTTACCCGCCCGCTGCCGCCGCACTGCGGGCAGGTCTCCACGGTCGTTTCCGTCTTTTTCCTGCCGAAGAACCGGGAGGGAGACTCCACCGCCTTTTGCACGGTGCCCGTGCCGTGGCAAACACGGCACAAGGCTATCTTTGGATTTTTCGTCACGTTCCGCTTCATGCCGCATCCTCCTTCTTCGGTTCTACATAGAAAGTTTCGTCCTGCGACACTTGGATGCCGCACTTGGCCATCTGCGGAGCCATATCATCGGTATCGCGGTCGGCAAGCAGCTTGTCCTTGGCTATCTCCTCCGTCTGACGAATATAACCGGGCAGGAACTCCTTTACCAGCTGCAACGCGCTCGCCCATGTAAAACCTTTCAGGGTTTTCAGCTTCGGCGTGCCGGTACGGAAGCCTATGACACCGTGTGCCATCTCGAGACTCTTCTTCTTGGTGAACAGCTCCGTCTGGTTCTCTGTAGCATAGGCCTGCAGGGTGTCAAAGGCTTTCTCCTTCTCGCCCTCAAGCTCGGCCAGCCTGTTAGCGTACTTCTCGCGGATCTTCGCGCACTGGAGCTCGATGTCCGCCGTGATTTTCGCACTCTGCGCGTCTGCTTTCGCATAAACTGCAAACGCTTCATCGGCGGCCTCTCTGGTCACGCCGGTGATGATTACTTTCTTTTCTCTTTTTGCCATTGTGGTAAATTTTGATGGTTAATCACTGATTATTTTCTCGTCCTTCAGGAGCAAGGTAAAAGCCCTGTCCCTTTCGGCTTTTGTCCCATACTTCTTGTACGTTTTCCATCCGCCATTTTCATTTGAGCGGATTTTAATCCGTGGAGACGGATTATCATCTTTTCGTATAATGATAAATCCGGCACGTTCGACTTTATTCTGACTGTTGACATCCATAGTATTATGCTTATGCCATGCCCGAACCAGCAAGGTCAATCAAGTATGTTATCCGCGCGGCAGGTGTGACCGGATGCGATTCCGTCCCTTTCGGCTTCAACCCGCCCTTGCGCTGTATGCCGCGTAGTTTCACTGCAAGTTGCTCCAGTTCCTCCGTGGTGATCCGGGCGAACGGCTTTCCGGCTATCCGGGGATGGCGGCAGAAGTCATTGATACGCGCCCAGTCGGAGGTGTCGATGCCTAACTTCTGCATCAGTTTCAGGCACACGCTGCGCTGCCGGCGCAGTTCATCACGCAGCTTCTGCCGCCATTCGTCCTGCCCGGACAGCTTCTCCAAGGTGGCGCAACACGCTTCATATTCCTTCCGGGTCATCCCCCGGAGGCTGTCGGTGCGGTTCCACGTGTACTGCAACACGATGGACTTCTTGAACTCTTCCCGGTCACCGTCATACGGCAGCTTATTGAACGAGGTATAAAACCGGGCGAAATTGGTTACTTCCTGTGCCATAATCGTTCGTTTCCAATATTATTCAAACAACACTTTGATACCGCACGAGCTGGCCACGTCAAGTTCCAGCTTCGCGCCTTTGCTCAATTCCCAGTCACGCAGCATATAGATATACTGGCAGTCCAGCAAAAGGGCGATATCCGCCTTCATGTGCTCTCTCCAGTGCGCCTCGTCCGGCAACCCGTTCTTGAACGGGTTGACCGGCTCGAACCCCTTCAGGCTCAAGTAACGCTCCGCGTTCAAAAACGCGTTCCTCCGCTCCTCCAAATCATAATGGGCTATCGCCCCGCTGATGTAAACTTTTTCTTTGTCCATCGTTTCACTTTTTAGATTGTACATACCTTTTATGTCTCTCCGGCAATACCACCGTCCAGTTGCATGTCCGGCAACACTCGCCCTCTTCCTTTACCGGAAACGGGCTGTTGCCCGTTTCCGTGAATTTCTTGCCGCAAATGCAGCAGGTCTTTGTCTCACTGTTTTCCATATCGTCACGTTATTTCAAATTGTACCTTGAAGCCATACTCCTCGCAAAGCCGCCGTATCTGCACCACGTTCAACGGAACGCCACCGTAAGGATAGAATATGATCCGCTCCTTGGTGGAGCACCGCACGCCTTTCCGGCGCAGCTTGTACAGGATGTTCTTTTGCCTCATTTTCCGCTTGTCCATATCACAGGTTATTGCTCGTTTGAATGATTCCTTCTTCCCATACCACGTAATAGCTTCCGGCCTCGCCGATGGCACGTCCTTGGCAGTATGCCTTGTAACCCACCACGCGTACCTTCATGTCTGCAAGATACTTCGTCTTCATCGCAGGCTTGCCCATCGGCTGGCTCTTATACTCCATACTCACGAAGATGAAACACTTTTTCGGAAAAAGGACTGTCACGAGTTCCTCTATCTGTTTATAGTCCCATTCGGCACGTTGGACGGAATCCACAACCACGAACTTGGGGCTTTTCGGACGCTTCAACCGTGCAATCACCTCCTCGTAGGTTTCACCCGCCACCACGCGGAACCGGCCTTGTACCTCGTTCATTTTCAGGTAACCCATACGACGCTGGAAACTCTGGTTCACACCCTCTTCGTAGCTCAGATACAGTACCGTCCCGTAGTTGCAGAGTTCCTTGCCCAGCTGCATCACGAAGCTGCTCTTGCCGCTGGCACTGGCCCCGCTGATGAACCACGAGGCGTTCTCCGCAGGAAAGCCGAACGGCTTGCTCCACTTCTCGCCCCAGGGCAGGGTCTTCCATTTCTTGGCCGCTATGTCGCGCGGCGTTAAGGCTCGTTTCATGACTCATATCTCCTTCTTCAATTCTTTAATCAGGGCGTCAGCTTGTTCAACACTTATTTTTGCTGCATCCTCTAAAGTAATTTCATTGCGCATGAGTACAGCGACACAATCCTTCGCAATCTCATACCGTCTCTTCTCCCAGTCTGGCTCGTTAGCCTTCTTCATTTCACGATGGATACCGATAACGGCATCCATCGCCTGCATTTCTATCTTTGTCATCATTGCGCTGTCATTTTTAGTTTCTCAATCTCAGTATATACTCGCCGCAGCCCGCCGCGTGTCTTGCGTACTATCTGTGCGATATCAACTCCTTCCGGGGCATTCACCTTCGCCACGATACGTGCCTGCGTGTTCAGGAAAGCCTCACGTTCCCTGCCGTCATCCGGGGTAACCTTGCTGTAGCGATCACCGTAGCGGCTCAGCATCTCGGTATAGCCCACCTTTTTGCACTCGATGGATCGGTTTATCTTCTCCTTCAGCCCGTCCGCACCCATCATGTACCAGGCGCAGCAACGCTCCGTGGCGTTCCACAGGGCTTTCAGTTCAAGGAATGCCTCATATTGCAGGTCGCCGGCTTCATCAAGGATGATGAGCGGCGTATCCATCGAACGGAGGTAATAAACCAGGTCATCGTACACGTCGTTATACCGGCCACGGCTGTTCACACCGAACTCGGCGGCGATTTTCCGAACCAGCTTCAGCTTGGTCTTCACCTGCGAGCAGTCGATATACACGGCATTCCTGTGGCTCTGCACGTAGTACCGTGCCGTGAATGTCTTGCCGATGTTCGGGATGTCACACAGGATGGCCGACAGGCTCGACTGCTGCGAGAACTCCAGCTGGGCGGTGATGTACTCGAAGGTGGCGGTCTTGGCGGCCTTCCACTCCATGTCGGCACGGAGGCTCACGCCCAGCCGCCTTGCGATACTTATCCAGTTGGCATCGCTCAGGGCCTTGTCCGTCTGCCCGTTCTTCACGGCACTGTACACCGAGGTGCTGATGCCGAGGGAGGCGGCGTGTTTCGCGTCGCTCGGGTAGTTCGCACGGTTGGCGGCCACCGCTCCCAGAATTTTCTTTTTCTGCGCTTCTGTAATCATAGTTCAAACGCTGTTTTAATGTTATTCTAATCGTATTCTTACATATCCGCGATGCCCCGCAAAGCCTCGCTCACCATAGGTTGCCACTCGTAGGCCTCATCCGGCTCATCCTGTTTCGCCACCGGGGGCAATACGGGGCTTTCCGCGGCCGTTTCCTCCTCCGGCCGTATGATTGCCGTACCGACCCGGTCGATGGCGTTGTCGCGGACGTATCTGCCGAAGCGGCTTATCTTTTTCTGCTGCTCGATATAGTTCACCACGTCCTCCTCGGTCTGTTCGGCCAGCACCCTGTTGTAGGTTTCCACCTTCTCCACCTTGTCGATGAAGCGGTCGCCTTGGAATATGTACACGTCCGTGGGCTTGCCATCCTCGTCAGGCAGGTAGTATGCCGTCACCTTGTAGTCGTTCGGCTGCAGGCGTTCCAGCACCGACGTGTCGCTCAGCCACCAGTCCTCGTAGCCCACGCGCACCGTCGAGTTGCGCCGTATGCTGGTCTCCACACGCTCGCCGATGAAGCGGCTCAGCGTGAGCTTGTCGTACTTGCGCAGGGTCGGGTTGATGTTCGCCATCAGCACTTGCCAGCGGGTCATGCCCGGATATTTCTTCTGGTTGGGATGCAGGGTGTTGTTCCATTCCGCATTGTCCCGGCGGTCATCGGCCACCAACCGGTCGTAGCTGAAATATTCCCGATCCTCGTAGGTGTCATTGGACTCGTCGCTGACTTTCCTGTATTCCGTGCGCCACTTGCCCTTACCGTAGAAACGTCCGATGCCGGTGTGGTTCTTGTGGATGACGCTGCGCTTCTTCGCGCCGTTCAGGGGCTCGGCATATTTCTCTTGTGAATTCTGAGGGGCGCAGAAGTGGACGAAGTTGAAAGCGACCCCGGCCTGCAGGAAGCCCTCCTTGTACTCGCTCATCAGGTGGTTCTCCACCTCTATGCCCGCGGGAATTCCCCAGCCGTTGCGCTCGACGAGCCGGAACATGTCGCGGAAACACTCCACGACAAGCATCTGGTCTTTCTTGCGCCCGTAGCTCGCGCCGACCACGCACTGGCTCACCACATCGTAGGCGTAATAGGCATGTACCCGTTGTTTGGTATCTTTCAGCTTGCGTGTCAGGTCCACGTCGTCCATCGTGATTTGCGACAGGGAGAACTCTCCGTTATGCCGGTGGACGTGCGGCATCTGCTCGTGCATGAACGTGGTATAGCCAGAAAGGGCGTGCTCTACCAGCAGCTTGTTGCTCGGCTTGTTTAGCACATTTCTAATGGTACTCTCGCTCAGTTCCTTCGGGTCGCCGTTCTTGTCGGTGAAGTCATCAGGATTATAAACCTCGCCAGTACTCAGGTCATACACGTCAAGCTCCCCGCACACAAAGGACATATACATCTCATGCACATTGCTGTTAAACGGTTTGTTAGGAAGGGCAGCGATACTGCATATCAGCCGCTCGGTCTTGTGGTCAACTTTCCTGGCTATCTGGTTGCCGAACTTGCCGCTGATAAGGCATTCGTAGCCGTACCGCTTGTACTCGTTCACCTTCTTACGGAAGCGCAGGGTGCTTGCAGGCAGATCGTGCCCGAACTCCTCGCGCAGCGTCTCGATGGTCGTCGCCATCATGTCCCAGTTGTATTTCTCGCCCATCAGCTTGCGGTAGTCGCGGCTGCGTTCATACAGCCTGATGCAAGTGTTCAGCACCGAGGCGTTCACGGCATACTTCCTTGCGAGTTCTGCGGTGGCCTTGTCGCTGTGCTGACGGGCAGCCCAGTCCATAAAATAAGCTACAGCGGACTGGTCAAGCTCGTAGTTTGACAATATCCAGCCGCGCAGGAGCACGGCGTTACCGCCGGGATAGGTCTCTTCGACTTTTTCCTTGTAAGCGGAAGGCAGGCTGTCAACAGCAACTAAGGCATACCGCCCAAGCCCTTTGCCTGAACGCATCACATCGATGCGCCCGCGGGCGGACAGCTGCTTGTAGTTCGACAGGGTCATTATGCCGCCGTCCACAAGCTCACGTGCCGATATGCAAAGTCTGTTGCCGTAATACTCCATCGCCAACCTCCTTATCTCAATGCCAACGCCCAGCCTTGGATGTTCTTTATATCACTTACCATTACATTGTCATAGCGACGAACTTTCTTTCCCTTGTGGAACACGTCACAGCCGCCGTCCTCGAACGAGAACTCCAGCAGCGTGTTGTTCGGCAGGTACTGGCGCATGTAGCCGTCAGCGTCAAACAGGGTCTCCTCTTCCGGAACCTCGACCATCACGATGCCTCCACGGTCCATCGCCAGCTTTCGGATTTTCTTTGCCAAGTCGGTACCGCCGCGGCGGCCATTAAACCGGATTGCGTTGAACACACTCTTCTCGCTGATGCCGAAAGCTTTCATGATGAACTCCCGGTCTTCTTTCGTAATGTGGATGTACTTCTTCATATATCTTTCGTTTTTAATGATTTAATTCGTTATCTTTGCCCCGTTTTCAGAATTGAACAGACATGGGCACTGACTTAATCATCCTAAAAGCCCAATTCGGAACCCTCCGCAATTTGCTACTTTCGATACTGCCGACTTTCTTTGAACATGACAAGAATGTTGCGGAGAAAACATGGTTCGCTAAATTTTGCCTTTGGCGTTTCGAGAGAGAAAATCTCGTTCCATATAGTTCATTAGCGAACCGAAACTCTCCTGAGACAAAACTGATAGATCGCCGACGTTTTCAATTACAAGTCCTGATGGATGTAGCTTATATCCGGGGACACCTTGAAGAATACGGCATACTTCACGGAATTTCTCGGCACTCCGCAGATTTCGCAAATAGGATTTACGAATCTTCCGATGGAACTGAAGCGTCAATGATTTCTCTGATTGATAAGACTTAAACCTCATATCATAAACATTTTTAATTGTTAATACTATATGTGGAGCACCGGGAGTCGAACCCGGATGGCCGCAGCCACGCAGTCCGTGCCGCCCCTGTCATATCACTTCGAGGCCTCGAATGCTGATATGATGTACTTCTTGTCCTCGTCCCAAAGCGGCAGGTCCATGCGCAGCTTCATCAGCGTCACCTCACGCTGCCCGATGAGCCTTACCGCCTCCATGTAAAAATCGGTATCCTCGTAAGCGCAGGCCTTACCGATAAGAAACTCGGCGAGTCCCCACTTCTCGTCTTTCACTGTCTTCTTCAGTAGGCCAAGCTCGGCATCCACCGCACCGACATGCCGCCCGATCTCCTTCAGGCATTGGCGCAACTCTATATGGTCATTGGCACCATCGTAGGCGCACATCGCCCGCATCTCCTTGCAGAACTCGGCCTTGCCCATATTCCCGACTGACATGTAGAGGTTCTCCACCAACCTATAATCCTCGGCTGAAATCAGCCTTCCTGTAAGCTCTTCAAATTCTTTCTTCGTCATATTACTTCCGTTTATTCGTTTTCAAATCTGTCAAGAAGGCCTGCAAAACGTTCACGCATCCGTTGTTTTACTTCCACTGCAAACGTATGGGCAAGGCTGGTGGTCGCGCTGGTACTACACAGACGCAAGCTCCCGCCAAGCAGGTCATCGGTAAAATTCCGGATCTTGTTTCTCAGGTATGTCTCTGTCGCCACAACGTCCTCGGTGTTCACGACAGCATTCAGTTTGCGGTACTCGGAAAGTTCCAGCTGAACCTTGTACATATCTTCAGCATACCAACGAAAGAAGTATTCATAATCCTCATTCATACTCATCGTGTATTTGTCGGCTTCAGCCTCAAGTTCATGGATATGGAACTTGACAGACTTGGCAACGAAGTCCAATTTCTTTTTCGATAATTCTCGCTTTTCCATTGTCTCACTTATTTTTATTGTTAATACTCTTTGATTATCGGTTTCAGGCTGCAACCGTAGCAGGTCATCAGACGGTAGACCATGTTCTTCACGTAGGATTCAGGAGCGCTGAACACGATGCCGTCCTCCTCATTGTAGTGGAATGAAACTCCGTCCGACATCAGCACGAACGCAACTTTGTGTTTCACGCTCTGGGTTTTCCACTCTTTAATCTCGTCGTTCATTTTCTTTAAGTCTTAAAATTCGTTATTCTCAGCCTTTTTGAGTATCTTTGGCCGCTTGTTCTTCATTGAACACGTTGCAAAGATAATCAAGATTTCTCGTTTATGCAAGAAAACACACAAGAAAAATCGCCTATCAAGCAAAGAATCTTGCTTTTTTTGGCACAAAAAGGGATTACACAGTATGAATTCTACAAAAATACTGGAGTAACAAGAGGGGTTTTAGGTCAAAACAACGGGATAAGCGAAGATAATATATCGAGATTTCTCGCCTATTATCCAGATGTTAATATAGAGTGGTTAATGACGGGTAGGGGAGAGATATTTGATAAAGAACCGACAGTACCCACTAAACAACAACTGACTATCACCGATGAACGACCGGTAGCTTCTCCCGCCACACAGCCGGGCGATGGCATTCCACTTATCCCCATAGAAGCGATGGCCGGAGCCCTTACAAGTGAACAGACTGTCCTTGAATATGAATGTGAGCGTTATGTCGTTCCTATGTTTAAGGGCGCAGACTTTCTCATACCTGTAAAGGGATCCAGCATGTACCCCAAATACAGCTCCGGGGATATTGTAGCCTGCCAACGTGTACCAATGTCCGACTTGTTTTTCCAATGGAATAAAGTATATGTCATCGACACAAATCAAGGAGCGCTCATCAAACGCATCAAACCGGGGAGCGACAAAGAGCACGTTTTAATAGTTTCCGATAACGAGAAATATGACCCATTTGAATTGCCATGCTCGGCCATCCATGCCGTCGCGTTAGTTATTGGTGTCATCAGATTAGAATAAAGGCAGTCGATTCGTATCCCTTTTCCTCCCCCGAATTATCCCCTTTATCGGGCGTTCCCTCCCTCTAAAGCCGAACAAGCCACAAAACCGCCCATCTACAGGCATTCACAGTGGTTTTTCTCAAAAATATGGCAGTTTTAGAGGGGAGGGGTAAAGCAATGTTTTTTTAATCCATTCCTAAAAAACGGGCGTTATACCTCACAAGCTATTTGTATAGCTCAAAACCAACTCTTGTAACCCTAAACTAAAAAAGATGTAACCCTAAACTGTAACCCTTAATGTAACCCTAATCCCAAAATCGACCATTTTAGACACAAAAAAAGGGAGGCACAACAACCTCCCGCAAAGACATCGGCAAAATACCGTTTATATTGCGTTCTAAGTCCGTTGAAACATCAGCCTTCAGAATGGCCGCCAGAACCGCCAGAAATAAGCGTAGATTGCTTTATTATAGCCCTTTTCGTGCATACCGTACCATTGCCGGACAGCCCTGCGTGTAGCAGGTAATTCTTCGT